TCAAACGTTGTGAATTACTGTTAATACCAGGTAAACCACCACGGCCATTCATGGCCATCGCAGCCATATTGACTGCGACACCAAGACCATATGAACCAGCCCGTTGAAGCAACGGAACGGCAACAGAATTAAACATTCTCTCACCATGAGCAGCAGCACCTTGTGCAACAGCAGCCACACCTCGAGAGATGTAGCTTTCCTGTTCGGCTTCAGTGTGGAAAGGCTCCTGTGTAATAGACATTTCACCAACAGCCTGTAACACCTGAGGATTATTTGAAGCGGCAAGAGTTCCAATGATGACGCCATCCTTTTTAGGTAACCCTTCCGACAACAACAGATGTTCCACACTTAATACCGTACTACTCACAGGAGCACCTTCAACCATAATAACGATAGTAGCCCACGATCCATCTGTTTGAAAACTAGAAGACGTAGAATTCTCAACCATCGTACTCGATGGAGAAGAATAACGGAACGCAGAATCATCCAACCACTTGTTAATAACAGTAAGTGGAGATTGCGTTAAAGACGCGATAGTAACACGCTTATAATGTTGTAAACCAGACATTTGTGCAACAGTTGTAGGATAAGTCCAAGTGGTCTCACCCAACTGAGTCTCATTGGATAAACCAATATGACAAAATCCACTTGCAGTCGTAGGCGCTAAGGGTGAACTAATTCGAACTGCATGAGCGACAGGACGCGTTAATTCAATAGCGGCTAAATACGCCGTACGTTTAGAACGATTAGCAGTACCACCCCAAGCAGCAACCCAAGTAACAGCAGCACCAGCTGTAGCTGAAATTTCAGACCAAGTATACTGTGGTCGAAATGCTCTAGCAGATAAATCTGTAGCCACCGCTGTACTAGTAATGTTCGATATATCGACATCAACATTAGCAATACTTGGCATTGTGTTGCTATCAGGAATCTTTGCTCCGGTCACAGTAGTATCAAAGGGATCCAACTGTGCCATAACAAACTTATTACCTGGAGAAAGTTCTCCAGGACACACGCATTCCTTCTTTGCAACACGTCGATTCGAAGAACGCTTGGGTGCATAACTTCGACGACGGTAGGAACGACGAGCTGGCGCACGGTAAGTGGGACGACGTTTATAACGTGTCGCACGGCGGGAACTACGTTTATACGCCATGATGTCTGTTCTTTCTACAAAATTCACAAATGATTCATTCTATAGAATGTACCAACATTCCCTTACACCTACACTCACGTGTAATAAGAGGATGTGTAACTTGAACTTCAAGTTTCCATAGATTCCTGACCAATCATATGACTACAAAAACAAAATCTATCCAATCATAACCCAGCATTTCACTCGGGTGTGCAGTTATGCTTATTGACTAGAATTTGTATGGGCTGCACTACACAGCCCAGGGGGGTAGTAATGGCACTTCGTGCCTGTCGCTACGCGACCCCCCCTGGGCTAAAGCCACTCACTACCATTTTTGCCAAGCAAAGTGTACTGCTCGCTACGCTACGCTTCGCTCGACTCGCTTCGCTCGTTGAATCAATTGTGACTACTAGTGTAGGATCGTTCCTCCGCCCTACGCGCCGCGCTATCAACCTCCGCTTCGCTCCGGTGATACTCCGCTCTCTAAGGGCTCACTATACATGCTTCGTTGTCCACGTTGTTCAATTCCACACGTCATTGAGACCTGTGAATGTCCAGTATGTCGTTTCGAGGAAGAAGCTGGGTCTTCACCATCAACAACTTCGAGTCCGACGATCTACGCCGTGTCGCAGGAGTCGACTGTGAGTACATCATCTACGGAATCGAGCGAGGATCTTCTGGAACACCACATCTACAAGGGTTCATTCATTTCGCAAATGGAAAATCAAGATCAGCCGTGGCTCGATTACTCCCAAGAGCATTTCTTGAAAAACGACGAGGAACCATCGACCAAGCAATTGCCTACTGCAAAAAAGATGGATTGTTCACAGAAAGAGGAACCGTTCCGATCGATACAGACTCCCAAAGATCCGCCTCCATCGCCAAAGCTCAACAGAAATATCGGGAGATTATCAACCATGCCAAATGCGGAGATTTCGCTTGGATTGAGACAAACCACCCACACATGTGGATCACAAGATGCAATCAACTCCTGTCGATGCGGGTGCGGGATCCTGTAATTCTCGATGGAGAATTACAACATGAATGGTGGATTGGACCAACAGGTTCTGGTAAATCAAGATTGGCATGGGAAATATACCCTAACCATTACCAGAAACAGTTGAACAAGTGGTGGGATGGTTATACAAACGAAGACATCGTGGTTATCGAAGAGTGGTCTCCTAAAAACGAAGTTTCAGGATCTCAGCTCAAAATTTGGGCTGATAGATATCCATTTCCTGGACAAATTAAAGGTGGAACTTTACAGAAAATACGCCCGAATAAAATTATCGTGTTGTCAAATTATACGATATCGCAGTGTTTCGAGCATCACCAGGATCGCGATCCTCTCTTTAGACGGTTTCACGAGCTCCATTTTCCTGAAGATGCCGAGCAAGCAAGAAAAAATGCTGCTCATCAAGTAGCCGTCACTACAATACACAGCAGTTCTCCGAGATCGACAGTCGGTTCAGTTTCGAGTCCTCATCCAGCGGAAGCCAACGTTTTGCAAGATTCCTCTACAGTCTATACTCCAGTTCAGCAGCTGACTCCTCTTCAAGATGGTGAATTCTCTGCTGAGTTGGACAGTGAAATGTTGGGCTTCCTAAACGGTCTGCTCGAGTAGCCTATGGTTTTGGTGGATCATCATGTGAAGTAGGGGGTAAATTCGATAATGAATATTTCTTTAATAAAACCTTACGACCTCCTTCGGGTCTAGTCGACACGGTGTTTCGTTTTTATTTGCAGAAAGCTTCATTATCGAATTTACCCCCTACTTCACACGATGAATCACCAAGAACGCATGGCTAACGTCGAGGCAGCCGATTCAGGAAGACTCCAATCAATTCTACTGGCCAACTTCAGCGAGAGAATCACTCAGCTTGAAGAGGAAGTCGAGCGTACTGAATTGGAGGTGAGACTGTGGATGGAATACTGCAATAACGCTTGGCTACGTATGGATGAGGCACACGAGAACGTGAACACGACTGGTCAATTACTCGAGAGAACGCGTGTGTACCTCACTGAGGCGCTTGATGAGCGCGATGCTCTTCTTGACTTGCTTTCGCGCATCTGTCACGAAAATCAAGCTATTCAACGCGTCTACGGGCCGAGGATTCGGCAGATCACTGGTGTGCTAGAAACAGCTGACGATATCATAGATTTAACACACGAATAATTCAATTCAGGGGTATTTTCCATAAATTCTCATTCTTTATTTATCACATAAAATAATATCTACAACTCATCATGTAGCCCTTCGAAGTTAAAATTCGCAGCTGCGTCAATCATTTCCATGTCAGTTTCATCAAGTTCCACACTAGTAGCACGGTTGCTTAAACGATCACGTCGAACTTGCATTCGAGCCTGTCGTTTAGCACGAGATGCCATACGTCGAGCCATCTCAATTTCGTGAACACTGTCAGATACAGTTTGATAATTATCTGTTACCTGACGATCACGAATAGGTAATCCAGCGCGACGAAGACTAGCGCGACTAGACGACGTCAACGGTCTTGGAGCATCTACAAAGTCAAACGTTGTGAATTACTGTTAATACCAGGTAAACCACCACGGCCATTCATGGCCATCGCAGCCATATTGACTGCGACACCAAGACCATATGAACCAGCCCGTTGAAGCAACGGAACGGC